TGCCTTTCCCTGACTCGGGCGTAAGCACGACCGTCACGGCAAACAACGTTGTTGACCAGATGGTCATCGAGTGGCCACAGATTGGCATGTCGTACGACCTGTCGACCTACACCTACGGTACGCTTGCGTTCCACGCTCCAGCGTGGTCCGGAATCATCACCGGAATCCTCTAAACAGAGGACTCACTCGCTAGTGAATAACTAGCCATCGCGGGTTGAGCCGGTCAGAGTTTCCCCTTTCTCCTGACCGGCTCCCCGCCACTTCGCAAAGGGAGCATTAAATGAAAATCCTCGGTTCAAACCCAGGTCTCCAAGAAATCCAACTCGGAGAAGACGGCCCAATCAAGAAGCGCGACAAGGACGGCACGTTCCACGTCGACGACGCATTGGGTAAGAAACTCGTCAAGACTGGCGACTACGCAGCCACCGGAACCACGTTTCGAGGCGCTAGAGGCTACGTCTGCAATTCGTGCTACTTCACATCGCTCTTCCGTGACAAATGCGGTAAGTGCGGTTCAACAGATCTAACGCCAGAGGAATAAGTCATGCCAGGAGTAGTCGCACCGTTTATCAAGACCGAGGGAATCATCTCCCCCTACGTCAGCGTGACTGAGGTTCTTAACTCGGCCACAGCCGCTTCGGTGGACTTCACCAACTTGGTTCCAAACGCCAGCCTCAACGCTCAGACCGCCGCTCTCCAAGACCTCATCGTCAAGGCATCAGCCAAGGCTGACAACTACTGCCTCGGGGCATTGGGAACACTCTGCGCCACGGTCAACACCGAAAACGGTCGCTACTCAGCCAACCGCCTCGGGCAGTTCGTTATCCAGCCCTACTTTTGGCCCATCCTCGAGCTGAAGAGTTTCGAGTTCGGCTATGCGCCAGGGTCGGGCATGAACAACGTTCCACTCAACGACTCGAACACCTCGATTGAGCGTTATCAGTTCATCATCACCAACCAGTACGGCCTGAGCCAAGCCACCTCTATTGGCGGACTCAACATGGTCGGAGGCGCGTGGGGTGCAGGTCAGATGCAGTTTTGCCAGTACACCTACGTCAACGGTTTTGCCAACACATTCACCTCAGCCGCGATTACCGCAAGGGACACCTCGCTGACCGTGGACTCAGCCGTTGGCCTTTACCCTGGCATGACTGTCACAATTTGGGACGGAGCCAAGGACGAGCAGTTCGTCATCTCGAGCTCATGGGACGGCACTAGCCTCACCATCCCCACAGTCAGTCCGTTGATCTACAGCCACACCACGGACACCAACGTCTCGACCATGCCCTCTACCGTGAAGCAAGCGGTCATTCACTTCATCGTGGCAATGGCCAAAGAGCGCGGAGCCGGTGGACTTGTCATCAACGAACTTGGTGAGCCAGTCGCAACATCCTCGGCAACCGTCTCTCAGGCATACGACGAGGCAGCCGGTTATGACCTGCTCGATGACTTCATCCAAGTTTGGGGTCGTGCGTAATGTCTCGGGCCACAGTCCGTCAGGCGATTACCTCTTACCTAGAGAACGCCGACATCGAGTACCTAACCAGCGTGAAGCCATTTCCACCCAAACTGACTTTGGAGGGCGAGTTCTACAACGGTGCTGACCCTAACCACACCTCGGGTTGCATCATCTTTTTATGGATTGAAACCGAGCGCGAAAACCGCATCGCTCTAGGTGGAGCGCACAATGGTCGCAAGGTCGTGGAATACTCGTTTATCCTCGATTGCTACTTTAGATCCGTTGAGCCTCAGGCCGAAGATGCCGCAGCTCAGAACGAAGCCTTTCTCGACAGCCTCATCGCAGCCATCCGCGCAGACCGAAACGCCGGTGCGCCTGGAGTGGTCTTTGTATGGGGAGAGGGTCCACACCCACAAGGCAACGGCCCCGACATCGAGGTCACTTCGTATTACCCGCGCAACCTCAAAGCAGGTTCGCAACTCACCCAAACCTATTCCAACATCCGCGTAATGGTGCTGGAAGAAATCGACTCATAAGGAGCATCATGGCTAAGTTCACATTCAACGGTGACGAGACTCTCATCTATTCCGACATCGACGGCGCAAGCCTCGAGGCCGTACCAGGTGAGACTTACGACATCAGCGAAGCACCCGACGCTCGTTGGAGTGGCTTCACCGCCCCCACGACCGTAGACACCCCTGTAGAGCCCACAGAAGCCCCTGTAGAGCCCGCAAACCCAACCGCCTAACCCAACCCCCACAACCCAAAGGAGCGCCTTAAATGGCCTTTTTAGTAGCCAACAGTTATCTCGGACTCATCCAAGAGGCAACCCGAGGAACCACCCCTGCCGGTACGCCGGTCTACATCCCTGTCTTCTCGCCACAGGTGACTCCAATGCAGACGTTCTTGCGCGACGAGGCTTTGCGTGGATCACCAACGGTTGTTTATGACCAGGTGCAAGGTGTCCGTCACGATGAGTACGACGCGAAGTTCTACCTCTACGCCGACACATTCCCTTGGTTAGTGACCTCGGTTCTCGGTGGAAACGACACCATCTCCGGTGCTGGTCCGTACACCCACGTCATCAAGTTGTACAACAACGCGACTAACGGTTCACAGCCCAAGTCATTTACCATCATGGACTTTGACGGTGCGAACTACTTCACCATGACCGGCGCTCAGGCCGACAGCCTTGGCATCACCTTTGGAGCCGAAGCCGCAGCCGAAGCGACTGTCAAGTTCTTCGCTAACCCCTACACCTCAGCCACCAGCGCCCCAAGCCCATTCACGAGCTTGAGCCTTTCGACTGAGCACATGATTCCTGCTTGGGACACCACCATCTCAGTTGGCGGAACCACCTACACCTACATCTCAACTGGTGAGTTGACCTTGGCTCGCAAGACTGCCCCAATCTTCACGATGGGTACTCAGGCTCCTCACGTCAACTTTGCAGGACCTCTCGAAGTGACCGGAAAGTTCACCGCAGTAGTCGACAGCAACGCCGACACCTGGTCAACTGGATCTAGCGCCTACGCTTTGACCCGCTCACCTCAGGCTGTTGTAATCACGATGACCGACCCTAACGACACCGGACACTCGTTCTCAGTCACCATGACTAGCGTTCAGTTCCAAGACGTTAAGCGCACCCGCGGTAAGGAATACACCGAGGTTGAAGTATCATTTACGGCAAACGCCAACGCTACGGACGCTTCGACTGGCTACAGCCCAATCGCAACGACCACTATCAACGGCGTTTCAACCGCGTATCAAACAGGTTATTGATTAACCTTACGCCTGCGGTATAGGCGCTTGACGGCCTCGTTCCGACAAATCTTGCAAGAGCGTTTTCCCTTTGGGTCGGTGTACAAGTTTGCACCGCTCAAGGGATGACCTCGCAAGCACTCGGTCTTACGAGCTTGTTTTGCTATCGGGCTCTCGCCGCGAAGAATGTTCTCTCTGCGAGTCACCGGCTCCAAGTGAGCAGGATTAACGCAAATGGTCACTCGGCAAAGGTGATCTAAATGCAAGCCCTCGGGAATTGGTCCATTAACCAATTCGTAGGCAACTCGGTGGGCGTAAAGTGGTTTGCCATGTTTGCCACCTGCGTTAATCTGCCCGTACCCATTTTTGGTACTTGCAGTCCAAAGCCAGCACGTTTCGGTCTTATTAACCTTTGGCCAAAATCGTTGGTGTAGTGTATTACTCATCGGAACTCCTATCTAGTTTCGGTCATGGTCGGGGTAGTTGAACGCTACGCCCGACTAACAAATCCTATCACAAGGGGACACAATGCCACTCATCGAACTACCAAACGGCCAGAGCGCAGTCATCAAGAACCGAGAGGAAATCACCGAGCGTCAATCTCGCGTGGTCTCCAAGGCGTATCTTCGAGCTGCGACCTCAGCCGTCAAACTCGCTGAACTCGGCTTCGATGACAAGAACCCTGGCACATGGGGAGTCATTGGCAATCTATCGGAAGAGGACCAAGAGGGTCTCACGGCGTACCAGGCTGCGTTAATCGTGGCCATGGTTTCATCGTGGACCCTCGGGGACCTCCCGACTGACGACTCGGTTCTAGATCTACCCAAAGCCACCTTTGACCAACTATCAGAGGCTTGCGCTGATGAGTACAACCGCACTCAAGAGTTCGGACCCGATGGAGTCAAAGACCCAAAAGCGCCTATCGCCGACTGAATCGGTTAGCGGAGGCACTTAGAGGCAAAGAAGTCGAACCCGACCCCGAACTGTTTGCGCTATGGCGCGAGTATCAGTTCAGGACAAAGTTCGGCGTCACCCATGAGCAGTATCTCGACGAGCCGGTCTACATCGTTGAGTGGATGACTGCCCTGGACAACTTAAACTCGGAGCTCTCAAATGGCTAGTTCAGTCGGCGTGAAAATTGAAGTAGATGACAAACTCTTCATCGCCAAAATTGCTGACATTGAAGCCGCATCCCTAGAAGCCGCTCGACTATTCGTGACCCAAGGCGGTCTGATGCTCGAAGCGAACGTCAAGGCCGAGGGGTTTAACCCACGTCCTGCTGGCTCTCAGCGCGTATCTAAGTCAGGCCGAACCTACTACGTCGGACCAGCGACACCCCCTAAGCCCACTCAGCGCACCGGCAACCTCCGCAACTCTTTTGTCTATCGCAACACCCAGCGCACCGCTACCGGCTACAAGTCGGAAACCGGAACCTACATTAAGTACGCGCCCTATGTCGACTACGGAACCTCACGCTCACGCAAGTTCCCTTTCGCCGAGGACGGAGTGGCTCGCATTCTGCCCCGCCTGAATAACCTCGCACAAGAACTCTTTAGAAAGGCACAAGACGCCTAATGGATCTAAGCAAAGTAATCGTCACCCTCTTTGCCGAAACCAAAGAGTACATGGAGAAGATGGACAAAGCCGAGGGCAAGATGCTCGGCTTCGGCGCATCCGCTGACGCTTCCTCATCCAAACTGACCAACTTTGCCAACAAAGCCTCAACCGCCATGATTGGCTTCGGCATCGCTGCGGTGGGCTATGGAGTCGACGCGGCCATCAAGTTTAACGAGGCTTTGGACGCGGTC